GGGTGGAGGCAGTCCCTATCCGGACGATTCCACGAAACTCTTGCGACCGTCATGAACCCATACCCAATGAAGCAAGCACGACGAGACACGATGGCATTCCAGCTTGCGCTAGACAAGGTTTCTGACGAAATTCGATTCAAGTTCCCTCGCCAGTGGACTGCCGCGTCTAAGCAGTATGGTACGAATGATGCCAGGACGGTAATGATTCAGCTTCTTCGAGATCAGCGCAATGGCTACATTAGCCCGATAAGGACAATCAACGCCTACCGACCACGAAACTTTGGATTCGCTGGGCCTGGATCTGTCGAGGCTGCAACGTCCTTGAGGGTAGCGGCCGAAGAGCTTCTCTCAAAGGTGTCAAAGATCACAGATGATGCGGAAAAGATTGCCGCAACTCGCCAGGGTGCGATCCTGCTAAAAGATGCCGCTGAGGCCTCTGCCGCTGTAGGAAATGACGTTGGCAAGATCATAGAGAGCCTGGACAAGATGGCCACGCCAAAGCTTGCCGACTCGATGAAGGCCATCGAGGGCCTGGTAAATGACACTAAGTTCTACGAAGACTTTGCTCGACAATCAGTCGACGATTTCAAACTTGTAGATGACGCTGTGCGCAAGCACCTCGACCCAGAAATCTACGGCGGATTTACACGCGAACAGATATCGTCTTCCCTGGCCAGGCATCGCTCGTATGGCCTGGATTTCCCTGGGGTGGAGAAGGTTGTTGCGAAACTTCGCGCTGGCGGGGCCCTAACTGGAGAAGATATCAGGGTGCTACGACTTTCAGCCAACACGCTTATGGACATTCACGGGCCGGAAGAAATCCTTCTTGGCGCCTTTAAGGAAACATTGAAGGATACTGCAGACGTGGCAAATAGGATCCACTTCTATAATCCAACAAGAAATGCGCTTGAGCGAACACTAAATCACCCATATCTTGCGTTCTATCCGCTTTCGTATACTGTAGGCAAAATCGTCCCTGAATTCTTTAGGGCGGCATTTGTTAAGCTTCCGTTCACAAAGGCCACTCGTCCATTTGCTGGCTACAACAAGCTACAGATGGCAAGAGACCACCTTGCAATAGAAATGGAAGCAAATACTGCCGTAGCAGACTTTGTATTGAAATCGGACTTTGTATTTGCATTCAAGCAGTTGTTCCCAGCGATACCAGGCGACATCTCTGTCGGTGGCCCTCGCTGGTTCAACAATTCAGTTGCCCAATATCAGCGTTCTCAGCGTGCGCCAATGCCTGGAAGGGAGCAGGCTCAATTTGAGCCATTCTATGCTGCCAGACAGGTATTTGATCAGGCTAAGAACCAAAGTGTATGGGGATCTGCCGAGCGCTGGGCGGGAGCTGGCTCGGAGATCTGGGATTTCTTTGATGGACCCGCAGATTTTAATACTGGACCCTAGGCACTAGACCTAGGCTGGTACATATTTAGGAGGAACGCATGACGGACGAAGTCGTGACACCAGTCGTCACAGAGTCGGTCAACCTTGACGTGCAGGACAATTCGCCTGTGGCCGAGGAACCCACTCAGGGCGCTGAGGACGTTACCACTTGGAAGAAGCGTCTTGCTGGTAAGGACCAGGCGCTGACGGCTACCAAGAAGGAACTTGACGATGCCAAGCGCCAACTGGAGGAGCTTGCCAAGTTCAAGGCACAGATTGAGGAGCAGAGCCTCTCGGAATACGAGAAGGCCCAGCTTCGAATCAAGTCCTTGGAAGAGGAGATCAACTCCAGCAGGGAACAGGCAAAGAGGGACAGGCTCGCAAGAGAGTATCCTCTCTACAATCAACTTTTGCAGGACACTGCCGGACTCGACGAGGACTCTAGGGCTGCTGCCTTTGAGAAATTCATTGCCGATGCGCGTGCTGCGAGTGAGGCGGAGACGACATCTCTGGTTGACCCTAACAACCCACGAAGATCTGAACCCAAAGTTAATACCAAGCGTGATTCGAAGGCAATTGCCGACGAGATGATCAAGCTTGGCAATCCATTCTTTGAGTAAAGATTGAGGTAAGTTAAAGTGGCTACAACTAGTACCGCTACTACGAACTTCTCTGATCTCGTAACGCAACTTGTTGCGGCGCGAGCTGAAGAGGAGTTGCGTGCACGAGCTGTGCACGCGATGCCGGGACTTTATGTCCCAGCACGCTTTGTGAAGGGCACAAACACCCTTCGCTACGCACGATATGCAGACCTTGGCGTCAATACAACGGCGCTTTCGGAAGGTGCTGCACCAACTGATCAGGCCTTGACGATCTCTAGCGAGTTCTTCACGGCTACGCAGTACGGCGCGACCGTCGCGGTGACGGATCTCGCTCAGATCGACAATCCGCATGACCTCATCGGCATCGCCGCTGAACGAATTGCGTATCAGGCGACCCGATCTATGGACGTTCTCGTTCGCGATAACATCCACTCGACGGCTGCTACTTCTGCCATTTTCGGAGCAACTGGAGCAACAACGCTTACTGCAAACACTGCAAACAGCGCCGTTGCTACAGCTGGCGTCCTTACTGGCGCATTCGTTAAGCAAATGGTTGCTCGCCTTAAGGGCGCAAACGTTCCTCAGTTTGCTGACGGAACGTATCGCTGCATCATTCATCCGGCGCAGGAGTATGACCTTGTGTCAGACACCAGCGTAAGCGGCTGGATCGAGGCGAACAAGTACGTCAACAACACGCCGCTTCTCACAAATGAGATCGGTCAGTTTGCTGGCGTGCGCTTCATTGTGTCTTCGGATGCTAAGGTTTATGCAACTGCTGGTGCTTCAAGTGGGAACGTATACAATGCGCTCTTCCTTGGCCCAGATGCGTACACCATTGGTGATTCGCAGACGCTGCAGAGCTACTTCGTGGCACCAGGTGGTGACCACACCGACCCACTCGCCCAGAAGGCGTTGGTCGGCTACAAGATGCGCTTCGGCTCCCTCCTCCTCGACGAGGCAGGCGCTCGCTATCGCATTCTGAAGACTCAGGCTACAGTCGCTGTCTAATCGCAGCATAGTTAGCTGAGTGGGGCCCCGACGGTTGTACCGCAAGTCTACCGTTGGGGCCCCCCACACCCAGCCATAGGAGGATACCTTATATGGCTGATACTGTCAAGGTTCTAATCTGGGGGACTGCCGAGCAGGGCCCTTGCGCATATTTCCGTGGCCACATGTTCGACGAGGAGCTCAAAAGGCTTGGAATCGAGATGAGGCATATCGACAGGGTCGAGTTCGTCTCGCACCCACTTGCTGCCGGGATGAGTCAAGACGAGGCTATGATGAAGGGCCTCCTCAAGATCGACACAAAAGATATCGATTGGGCTGACGTAATCATGTTCCGTCGATATTACAACTGCTCTGCTAAGTGTAGCACTTGCGGAATAGCAAGCAAAGATGCCGAAACTATAAAGTCTCATCCGCATAAGATGGATCTTCGGGACGGCATCACAGAGATGACATGGCCAGCCTTTGAGAGTAGGTCTCACAACAAAGGCATTCTCTACGAAACAGACGACAACCATTTCTTCATCAAGCCGTGGAATGGCTATTTCCCAGATGTTATCCAGGAGTGGCCGCTGATTGAGAGAATGGCTAAGCGTGCCGATGTTATAACCACGAGTACCAAGCCGATAGCAGACTATTATAGTAAATTCAACGATAACATTAGGATAATAAGAAATGCAATTGATCCGTCGATTTATACTACTGACCGTGGCCGTCCTGAGCACGGTGGCAATCTTCCGCGTGTGGTCTACTATGGAAGCACGGTGCGAATGCGGGACTACGGCGGAGAATACGACCACGCGCAAAAAAGGAATGTAGGCGGATACTGCGGAAAGGCCATTGAGGACCTTCGCAGTCCGGTCAAGAAACTCTGGAATGTGTTCATTGGAGTAAACCCTGGAACCGAGCACGTGATTGCTCCGTTTTTTGACGAGGCGTTCCACTACGTGGAAAACATCAAGGGGTTTGCCCAGACTCTAGCGTCGAGCTACCCTGACATCGGGATTGCGCCGCTTGTTGGTGATGACTTTGACCGGAATAAGTCCGAGCTCCATTGGCTAGAGTACACAATGGTGGGCGCTGCATTCGTGGGGCAGAAGTTCAAGTATGGCGAGTCTCCATACAGCATGGTTAGACACGGCGTGGATGGCATGCTGGCAGCTACTAGATCTGAATGGTATAACGCAATGAAGTCGCTGGTAGAGAGTAAGGACCTTCGGGAACAGCTTGCCGGCGCAGCCAAGGAGCGCATTTTGAAGGAGTATAACTACAAGGAAAGGGCCCAGGAGTGGGCCGAGGTGTTCCGCTGGGCCGCTGAGCACCCGAACTATGGCCTGCGAAAGAGGGAAGATTGATGGCGACGTTCCAAAATCTTATAGACGACATCCAGACGGACCTGCGCGACTCGAACGCCCTGACATGGTCAGAGGCGGAGATCAAGTCGCTAATCAACCTTGGGATTCAGCACGTCGAGGGCGTGTACCCAAAGGAGATTGTCAAGGAGTACAGTTACACTGCTCCTTCGATCTCGAATGGACTGAAGACGGTCGATATATCGACTACAACCAACACTGCCGGTGGGGACAAGTTTCTAACAATATTCCGAATCGACGTCTTCGGAAGCTCGTCAGGAAACCGCACTGGGTACCTAGAAAGCATCGTAACCTCAACTGGTGACGGGGCTAACTCCGGCTGGGAGCTTCACGGCTGGATCCTGTACTTCCCCCCAGGATATACCATTGTTTCACCAGCTGTACTACGGGTGTACGGATACGGAACATACAATACATGCGCGTCGGGCGTTTCTGCGTCTGCCGTAACGGTAGACCTTGACACCGCTGCAGAGAACGCTGTTAAGGTATTTGTCCAGTCGGAGGCCCTATACCGACTTGTCGGCGACCGCGCCTCATTCCAGCAGTGGCAGGTTTCATCTGGCGCAACTGATGTGACACCAATAGGCATGAATCAGCTGGCCTTCAGTGCAAGGCAGCGATGGAAGGATGAGCTCCGAAGAATTCGACGCATGCGCCGGGTGAGCTAAATGGACTTCAATCAGCCAATCAGCCTGCAGACTGCGTCTGCAACGTTCCTCGAGATTAATACGATTACTTCAGCGGCTGGCCCTGCCACGCCGCTATCCGGCTATGCGGTCGATGGGGCCACACTTGGGGCGGCCAATGTTCGTGGCTACACAGTAGACGAAGCGCAAAGGGACGGGATCAAAGGTGCAGAGGCCTTCCTTGGAGCTCGAAACGTTACCCTGATTGTGTCCGCGTATGGCAGCACCATAGGTAACTTCTGGGACAAGGTTGACACCTTAAGCGGATCAATGGACCCGTACCCGAACGCGTTTGTGTCCGACGACGGGTTCCGCCAGCTGCGATTCTATTCCCCCACCGGAGCGACTACAAAGCAAGTATACATGCTCGTGCGGCCGTTGGCGATACCGGGCATTGGGGTCACAAAGAATCAGTCGATCGGAGCATCGGCAAAGGGATTTGCAACTAACACCCAGCTAGCGTTCTTGGCAAAAGACCCCCGAAAGATTTCAGTTGCAGAGTCAACGGTATCAATCTCGGTTGGCACCACGACTGTGGCGTACACTGGAAATTACAAGTATTACCCAACGGTAATTGTTACAGCGTCTGGGACTAGCGCATCTTATACGCTTGGCGGCAAGACAGTATCGCTCATTGGGCTGTCATCCGGAACAAGCTACTACATCGATCATGCCAAAGCTACGCTCAGGATAGGATCTGCAACTGGCACTATTTCCCAGGGCAAGTTCAATGAGACGCTGACCACGGGCTTTGGCGCCATATCATCTGGCGGTAGCCTTGTGCTAAGCGGTAGCGCATCTGGAGGGTCAATGATATATAGAGAGGCCTGGCTATGAGCCTAGCAACAGGCAAGTTTAGGATTATCCTATACAGCCTCGACACCTCGACTGGGTGGCGAGGCTCTGTTGCGTCTGCCATTTACGACCCTATAGAGGTCGGCGTATCGGAGCGTGCGAATGAAGTTGGAGAGGCCTATTGGGTCCTTCCGAACAACCACCCCTTGATAGCTGACTGCATCCCTCTCACCAGACACTACGAGATCCACCGATACGACGTAGATTCGGCTGCTTACAAGTGGGTTGGCGCTGGAATACTAGATGATGCCGAGGTTGGGGAGAATGAAACGACGTTCCGCGGCATAGACTACATGGCCGTATTCAACCAGTACTACACTCCAACGGTTGCGCTGACGTTTACCTCTACTAGCTTTATATCTCCTGATATCTCCCCGTCAACTGCCACCGCAGACTTCCTAAACACAATATTTGGCTTCTCTGACGGCGCTACGCTTAGCGGAACGGATGGTGATGATGACCCATCTGGTGAGACTGCATCAGGATCTCAGGTATGGTTCTCCAACAAGGCCAACCTTAGGATCGAGCAAATTGACGTGACATCGAAGGTAAACGACACGCTCAGCATAAATGGATCTACTGTGACAACTCCAAGTTCCACGATTATATGGAATGCGGTCTGGGGAGGAACAATCACAGCCAATTTTGAATCGACTAAAACTTGGCGATTTAGGCTCGACGTGAGCCCCCCTGCGCCAGAGTCCCCGAGCGTTCCGGCTGTTACTGGCGGGGTTTACGAAGCTACTTTTACTGGAGATAGCACATTTGCAATTAATGATTGCTCAGTAACGCTGTACCCATACGAAACAAAAGCGGCAATGAGAGCGATAATGATATCTAACGGAAGTACCACGTCAGCTGCTGACTCGGCCCTAGAGACCAACAAGGGTAAGTTTGCCTTGCGCAAAGGGGTTACATATAGTGCCCACATTCACGGGGCAATTTACCGAACCAATTCAGGCAAAGGCTACGCCCACTGGATACGAACAAAAAATCCGGGGAAAACAGAGAAGTTTACATTGGGAACCGGTTACGAAACCTTTACTGAAATATTTGACCGTGTGTTCAACGCCGCCAAAACCACCTTCCCGCTAAGCCGCATACGGTATGCATCAAGGTCAGTGTCTGGATCACCGTACACAACGTTGCTAACCTTTAGCGCTGGAGAGCCTCCAGTAACATACCTCGCAAACACTGCAAGGCTTGAGATGGCGTCAAGGACCGACGGCGCCAAAACCATCTTTGGGATCTCTCACCCGTCATCAACCGGAAGCTACGACGGAAACTTTAGGGTTAGGTATAACGTGTCATCATCAAACATTGACACAATCAGGCTTTCTTATCCAGAAACAATACGCGCCTACTCATACAGCCCTGGCACATCTAGTGTCAAAACACATATCCGCGTCATCCCATCTACCCCGTTCCTGGCAGGCACCTCTAGCGGCGGCGCAGTGGGAATCTCTATCGACGGGGCCACGGCCACCACGGGAGAGGCCGCTACGTTCGGAGAGATCCCGCTCCTGGAAACCAGGGCGGGTCTCGTTGACGACATTGCGGCAGACCTAGAGGCGCTCAGGTTGGCCGACTCGTCAAAATCCGAAAACACGAAGACGGTCAACATCGTGGTAAAAGAGGAGGCCCTAAAGCCATGGGATGGTTTCGACCTTGGGGATGCCGTGTCAGTTCACGTTGTTCATGGCAACGTCAACTTGCCCAATGAGTCGCTAAACATCGCTGGCATGGACTGGGTAGGATTTGCCGACGGCCACGAGGAGCTCACTCTTGAGCTCATAAATGGCACCAATTTCTAATGTCATACGCTCAATTTCAGGCCCTCATGGCCGCAATCAACGACGTCCGGTCCGAGCTCACGGAGCGCCTGGACCGTATTGAGCTGCGCCTCAGGGAGGTCGAGGATTACCAGACCAAAGCAGAAGCATTGGAGGAGGCTGGACAAGAGCGTAACATTGCTTTACGATGGCGTGTGGGGATCGCTATTAGCGCCCTAGGGGCCGTCATGTCCCTCATAGTCCAGGTAATCAAACTGGGGGGAAACTAATGTCTCAGGAAATACGCATGATCAAATCGCTGAGGGACCAAGGGATGTCCTTCGCAAAGATCGGTGAGCTCATGGGGCTTACCAAAGACCAGGCCCAGAAGAAGTTTAAGAGCTATGGGTCAGGACTTGACGACTACACAGAAGAACTGTACAATAGTACAGAAGGACTGGACAAAAAGAATAATCGTAAAACGAATAAGAAGTTAAACAGAACTGTTAATAGTTCAGGAGCTCTGTATACACCCGGCGGAGATGACTACATTGGAGTCAACGTCGGGTTCTTTGATATTGAGAGCACCTACTCCAGCTGGCGCCGCATGCTATGCGGCTCGATTGCCGACCAATTTGGCAACGTCGAGACGTATACTCTTGACACGCACCCAGGGAAGAACTGGCTGGACGATTCCAAGTTGGTCGAAGCCTACGCACGGCGTCTAGAGGAATTCGACGTTCTCTACTCCTGGAACGGAAAGCTGTTCGACATCCCGGTCATCAACTCTCGCTTGCTGAAGAATAATCTGAAGCCATGCGAGCCGCAGATGCATGTCGACTTGATGTACAAGGCTACGGGTTCCGCCCTGGCAATTGGACGAAAGTCACTCGAGAACGTGTCAAAGTATTTCGAGGTCAACAACTCTAAGACCCCGCTTGACGTGCGTATCTGGGAGAAGGCTGACCACGGCGACAAGGAAGCATACGAATTGATCATCGAACACTGCGAAGCAGACGTATTGGTCCTAAGGGACGTGTTCGGAAAGCTTAAGAAGCTCGTTCACGTAATGCACCGATGAGGGTGGGCGTGGTCGGCAGCGGCCAGGTCGCCCAACACATCGTTGCCGAAGCAAAAGAGTCCGGTATCGACGTCGTCCTCATCGGACGCGTTGACGGCCCAACTGTCTCTAGGCGTGCGTTCGATCCTAATCGTACCTGGGAAGATGAGACGGATCTTCTTCTTGCGGTATCAGATTGCGACGTGGTGATTAACACTGCTGCGTTCCGCGATCTAAACGCGTGCGAAAAGAACCCAGTGGTTGCACGACAAGTTAATATTGACCTGCCACGGCTCCTATCCCAAAAGGGGCCTCGGCAGGTCTTTTTGTCTACGGATTACGTCTTCCGCGGCCTGTATGATAGTAAGCGGAAAGAGAGCGATCCAACAGACGCAGTATGTGTTTACGGGGCTACAAAGGCAGCTGGTGAGCGGGAGGTCCTAGCATTGGGCGGGGCGGTCGTAAGGATCGCCTCGCCCTGGGGCATTTACCCTAGCCCGGAGCGGCCGCACTTTGTAGACGCCATAATACCGAAGGGCATTTCTGCCGGCAAGCTTGACATGCCAATCGATCAGCATTTCTCGCCAACGTACCTACCAGACGTTGCCGGGTTAATCCTTGATGTGGCGACTGAGCCGAACATGGGCGGCATATTCCATGCGGTCAATGGTGGTTCGACCAACTGGAAAGACTTTACCGCGTACATCTTTGAGGTTCTTAGGACCAAGGTTAAAGTCACTGGGTCTGTCAGGGATGACATGCTTCGCCCAAAGTTTGGGGCCCTGGATAACACGAAGCTACCAAGGCCTCGCCATTGGGCGCTGGCTCTGGAGGAGTATATCAAGGGCGATGTGAAGGCAGAGGGAAGACGATGAAAATACTAATTACAGGAAACCTTGGGTACCTTGGGTCGGTGCTAACAAACATGGCCAAGCTCCACGGGCATGTCGTGCATGGCTTGGACAATGGGATGCAGGCGGCGACGTTGATATCGGAGGATATGGTTTATGAGGTTGATGCTCAGTACAATGCAGTCAAGGATCTTGGAGAATCCAGGTACGATGTCATTTATCACTTGGCTGCAATTTCCAACGACCCAATGGGCGATGCATACAGTGATCTTACCCATGCAACAAACGTTATCCTGGTAGAGTCATTGTGCGCTAAGTATCCTGACGCACGTCATGTCCTTGCATCATCCGCATCGGTGTATGGGGCCATCCCATCCACCGACATTGCAGATGAAAGGTACCCGTTCAACCCGTTGACTGCATACGCTGTTAGCAAGGTCGAGGCGGAGAAGGTGGTCCGCAGCCACTGGGAATACTCCGTCCTGCGGATGGGTACGCTGTGGGGAGGCTCTCCTAACTTCCGGCGAGATATCGTGGTTAACGCTTTCATGCACGAGGGAATACACTCTGGGATCATCCGACCCAAAGCCCAGGCTAGGCGGCCGATGCTCCATGTAGCGGATGCTGCCAGGACCATGATGCTTGCCGGGAGGTCTGGCCTCTGGACCAACAAGGTAGTCAACGTTGCCGCTGAAAACACAACGGTAAGCGACATTGCCAAGGCCGTTGCGTTTTACTTGGCTATCGACGTCGACTGGTCTGAGTCCAAGGAGCCGGACAAGCGCGATTATGCCATGGATTGCTCCAGGTACAACAGCATATCGGCCGAGCTGGCGCCCCTGCTCAAGGTCGGGGACATTGGCGCCATGGCTGGCGTGAGGTCGTCGATACTGGCGTACGGTAAGCCGTACCCGACCAGGCTTGAGCAGTTGCGGACTTGGTTTGACACGTATAAAAATCCGTGAGATAATAGGGTCGTAGAGACCAATTTCTACGAGGGCTCCTGCGTCGGTCTCCGCAGGGGCCCTCAACTATCTGAGACTAGGTGAGAATATGCACGTGAAGGACAAGATCGCGGAGGTCCTCCGAGCTCGCAGTGAGGTCGGTCGGCCGTCGGTGCGCAAGTGGCGTGGCAGCCTCCTGGGGGGTTGCGTACGTGCGCACTGGTATTCTGCAAACGGAGTGCCGGCTTCTGAGCCATTTACCGACGACACCTTGCGAGTGTTCGCAATGGGCAATGCGGTAGGTGACTTTTTGGAGAAGGCGCTGCGCGAGGCATACGGGGATAGGATCAGGTTCGAGGTTCCGGTGGTCTCTGACGAGGACGACTTCGCCGGCAACATCGACGCGCTGGTTCAGCTCGAGAGCGGCAAGGTGGTCGTGCTTGAGTTCAAGAGCATGAAGCACCAGGGGTTCATCAGGCTCCGGGAGCCAAAGCCAGAGCATGCCATACAGGTGGCATCGTATGCACGGCTGATCAGTGCGAAGGATATCGAGGCATGGGTCGTATACGTGGACAAGGAGAACTACGACATCCTGGAGTTTCAGGTCGACATCCCGTCCTGGGCTGACCGCGCCAAGAGAATCCTAAATGTGCTAAACTACTACGGCGACCGAAAACCGCCACGGTTGCCAGAGGCCGACACACGGAAGTGGCCGTGTGGGTGGTGCAATTGGCGGACGGAATGTCTAGGAGGTACAAATGGCTGAGGCCAAGAAGAACCTAGCTGCCAAGCTCGTGGACATCATGAAGGCAGTGGGATACATCCGCAAGTCTGGTACGAATCAGGCCCAGGGATACAAGTACGTTATGGCCACCGATGTGGCCGACGCAGTTCGTGAAGAGATGGGAAAGAACAACGTGTCGATGGTCCCATCTTCGGTCGACGTGGTTGCGGAGGGATTGACGCCTAGCGGCAAGCAGACTCTGCTCACGCTTCGATTTACGTGGACACTTACCGATGGCGATACTGGTGAGACGATTACGTTCCAGTCCATTGGTACGGGGTCGGACAGCAGCGACAAGGCTGCGTACAAGGCGGCCACAGGTGCGCTTAAGTACGCGCTTCTCACTGCGTTCTTGATTCCAACAGGCGATGACCCAGAGAATGACAGCAACGACAAAGTAATTTCAGACGCAGCTGCCAGGATCTTCGAGGCTAAGCCAGCGGCAAAGGCGCCCGCTAAGACAGCGTCTACAGACTTTGAAGGGGTGGACTTCTAATGGAACGACTTGATCTTTGGTTCGGTAAGGAAGCGCCAGTACGCAAGCGCATTGAGAAGCTTGGTGTCAACGCCCTGACATTTCGTGGGCAGGCGCAGACAGCGGAGTACGATTGGTGGGTAGCTAACAAGAAGAACGGGCCTGAGCCTACGGTTCGGTACCTGAACGCTTCGGTCACCGTGTTCGATGAGGCGCTCGCCGAGCACGTGGAGAAGATCTACGCGTCATACGCCAAGAAGCTGGAGTCTGACAGCCGCGATCCTCGCCCGCACATCCATGTCATTGGACGGTACAGCGGCGACAAGAAGCTTTCTGATGACGGCAAGCGCTACTTCGTTGATTTCAACGTTGTCGAGGCGAGCCCACTCATCTTTGGGCCACTGCGCAAGTGAGCATAGAGTTTAGCGGTGCCAGGGCTGTTATCGAGGCATCTCGATGCGCCCTGGACCGCGAATATTCCAAACGCGATCACTCAGAGTGCGAGTGGTGCTCCCATGTTCCGGCAGATATCGTTAAGAGTGTCTGGATGTGGATGCGCAACCCGGCCAATGCGGCTGAGATCTCCAAGGAAGATCGCGGCGAGGAGCAGCTCTGGTAGCACTAGTCCTAGCTGCAGTTATAGGAATCTGCAGCCCAGGGCCGGTGGACACAAGAAAGGGATGGGCATCCTGGTATGACTCTCCTCTGAAGTCTAGCCAACTGTATAATAATCCTTGGTATACCAGGGGGAAAAACAAGGTACTAAACTTTGCAGCGGTGAAGTCATTCAAATGGGGGGACGCCCCATACAGCGTTCAGGTTTGCTCGGTAAAAACCGGCAATTGTGTGATCGCCAGAGTAGTCGACCATTGTGCTGGTTGCACCGGCAAGCGTCTAGTTGATTTGAGCCCGATACTTTTTATAGCGCTTGGCATACCGCTCCACCACGGAGTGGCCAAGGTGGTTCTCAGGAGGGTAGATGGCAATCAAGGGTCCTCTTACTGCAGCCCAACGGCGCGGTAGGAACAATCGAAAGAGAGGAAACGCAATTGAGCTCTGGGCCTGTAAGGAACTTGGCATTTCTCGTACAGGAATGTTTGGAGGGAAGGCTGACGGGGGCAGACACGACGAGTGGCTGGTCATTCAGGTCAAGTCTGGACCGTCCAACTTCTCCGAGAAGGTCTGGGGGCTTCTTGAGTCGCTTAAGCCGAATGCTTCGCAGCTCAAGGCGGTAGTCTTTGCCAGCGCTGACGGTCCAGGAGTCAAGCGCAGGGCGTATGTGGTAACAACCCTGGATGACTTTAAAGAATGGTTTGGAGGCAGATATGGAACAGATTCCGCAGATATTGAGTAAAGGGATATTCCTGGATGCACGTGGGTTCTTCCAGGAGGTTGCCAAAGATGGCGACGATGTCATGAACGCGTTGGGATCAATTAGGCAGATTAACATGAGCAAGAGCAAGAAGGGCACACTGCGCGGCATCCACGCCCAGACCGGAATGTCGAAAGCAATGTGGGTTCCGTATGGCTTGGCTCAGATTGTGGCAGTTAATCTTGACGTAAACTCAAATGACTTCGGCCAGGTAGTAACTCATCACATGTCGGCTGGCGACGGCAAGATCTTCTGGGCGCCTGACAACTGGGGACGTGGGTTCCTTGCCCTTGAGGAAGGCACAATCGTGGCGTACGCCTGTTCAGACGTATACCGGCCAGGCCTTGAGTTTGGTGTGAACCCGATGACGTGTGGCGTGTCATGGGATTTCAAGAATATATCGGATGTCGAGCTTCTTGTTAGCGACAAGGATCGCGACGCCAAGCACATAGGAGATCTCAGGAAATGATCCCAAAGAAGCCGCGCAGCAAGCCGTCAATTGATCAGGCACTCATGGAGTGGCGTGTAATCTTTGCCGGCGTGCTCGATACGATCAACGACGCGGAGAAGAACGAGCCCAACGTTGTAAACGAAACAGCCGTTGAAACTGCAGCGCAAGTTGCGGCTGAAATATGGAAGGGAGTGGACCATGGCGACGACGCCTGAGGAAATTCAGCAACAGCCAAAACTGGCACAGAGGGTGATCGAAAAGATCACGTCGCCGGTGAGCGACCAGGCCGGTAAGCAGCGCATTGCGTTCACGGTGGCCGCAGCAGCTGCCACAACCGCACCGCAGCCGTTTGCTGGGCTGCTAGCTGCGTTGCTGCTTATGCTGGCCTACGACCGGAAGCGATGATCTACTTCACTTGTCCAGAGTGTGATAGTGAGGCCGTCTCGCCGCATCGCAAGAAGGCAAGAAAGTTCATGGTGTACGGTGGGCGCCAATATGTTGCCAGGATGTACGTGTGTAGTAATTGCAAACACAGATTCATCGTGGTATCTTTCATAGCCCGTGGAAAAGCAGCAGCTGCAATAGAAGAAAGGTTAGAAGATGAGCATTGAATTTAGCAAGTACCAGAAGGAATCATCGGCCACTTCCGGCGCATTCCAGGACCTATATAGCGAGCAGGCCAGGCTGGCCATCGCTGGTCTTGGACTTGCCGGTGAGTCTGGCGAGGTGGTCGATTACCTAAAGAAGGTAGTGGGCCATGGACATAAGCTGGACAAGGACAAGTTGGTGAAAGAGCTTGGCGACGTGCTCTGGTATGTCGCAGAGATCTGCAGCGCGATCAAGGTTGACATGGGAGACGTTGCGCAACACAACATTGAAAAACTTAGGGCAAGGTATCCAGATGGATTCAGTAGCGAGCGGAGTATAAATCGTGCGGTATGATGTTCCGCAGTCATTCAAGGATTACTTTTACAGTCTCTACGGAGATTGCTGGGAGATTCTTGTTTCTCGACAGCGCGGGTACGGGCCGACTAATATCGAAGCTCTAGGGCCGCATGGAGTATTCTCGCGCCTTGCGTCGGACAAGTGCGCCAGGGTCTGGAACTCGATGAATGGCAGCATCGATGGCGGAAAGATCAAGCTCAATGAGGATTGGTACGGACCAGAGGTCAGGGACGCCCTGATCGATATTGCAAACTACGCCATGATCATGATCTCGCTTGGCGAGGAAAAGTGGTCCAAGCTAGCGAGGGATAAAGATGGCGAGCGACCCTAAGGTGGAGCTTGAAAGATTGGTGGCCGGCAGGGTGTTCACGGCAGAACAGCTGGAGGCCATACGGTCCTCCGTCGCACGCGGTGACATCGACACTATTGCGCATGCTGCAGCTGGGGGCATTGCCCTGGCCATAGAGATAATTAGGAAGTATGAGCAAGAAACCCAAAGACGAAGCAGCTGAGTACTTCCGGCGTGATGCCGCCAAGCAGGGGATGTCCCTCAAGGACTACTGCGACAAGTACGGCATCGACTACTGGGAGCTTCTTGGCAAGAAGCGGCCCGAGGTGCCAATTCACCAGACCCAGGTGACTTGACGGTCCCCGGGTCATCTGCTAGGCTGCCCATAGAAAGGAGGCCATCTATGGATATGGCGTACACAAAGGAACAATTTAAAGGGCGATACTATAAGGGGAACTGGGACGTTCCCCAGGTACACAAGATGCTAGACTGGGCAATAGAGCGAGCTGTGCACCAGGGGCATACGTTCCTGAGGCTTGTGGTTGACGACAACAAGACATATGCGCTAAACTGCCTGTATTGCGAGTCGTGGGCTTGCATCTCGTCCTACGCCGATGACTTCGGCATTTGGGGCGGAGTGGTATATCGAGAGTGCAATGGAGGCCAAGATGAGTGAGGTACGGGATTTCTGGATTTACTGCCCATCGGTGGGCAAAAAGCATGGGCTCCTCGAGCTCATGAAGAACGAGGCCGGCGGGCTGCTGCTCTACTGCCCTAAGTGCTACAAGCCGCGAAAGAAGAAGGGCCAGTAATGCACGTAGCACCGCATGACCAGATAGCTGAGCAGGCGCTTGTCGGCAGCGTCCTTATTGACCCGTCGATATTCAGCCAGGTATCTGAGCTGATCAAGCGCGACGACATCTACAATGCAGGACTCCAGGAGGTATGGGCTGCGTTCGAGCGCCTCGACTCAAAAGGCGAGCCAATCGACCAGGTTACCGTGTACGAAGAGGCCAAGGCATACCCTGGCATTGCCGCCATCATCACCGAGACCATGACGTCTACTCCGTACGCCGGTAATCCGCAGGCGTATGCGAAGATCGTTGCGGATCAGGCGGTCTACCGCAGGCTGATTGAAGCAGCCCGCAAGATCGCCGAGCTGGGGTACAGCTCGCCCGATTCGACTGAGCAGGCCCTCGACAGGGCCGAGTCGATCCTCTTCTCCGCTAGCAGAAGCCAGCGTAGCGGTAGGTTCTGGACCGCCCCTGAGATGGTCGGTCGAGCATACGACCGCATCGCTCGCATCGCAGCGGGGGAGAACAGGGCAGGTGTACCAACCGGCATTGCCAGCATTGACCGCGTTACTGGTGGCTGGCAGAAGTCTGACCTGATCATCATTGCTGCTCGCCCGAGCGTTGGCAAGACTGCTCTCGCGACGACGATGGCAATGAACGCAGCGGCTGCCGGAAAGAAGATTGCGATCTTCTCCATCGAGATGAGCTCGGAGCAGATCGGTGCACGCATGCTATCTTCGGCCAGCGGTGTTCCACTTCACAAGATTCGCCAGGGCGTCCAGAATGGAATGGACCTTGCCCGCATTGCGGCTGGCGTATACGAGGTTGAGCAGGCTGAGATCAACGTCGATGACTCGCCGGCAGCTACGCCAGGCGAGCTTCGCTCGAAGTGCCGCAGGCTGTTGTCCGACCGCGGCGTCGATCTCATCATTGTCGACTACTTGCAGTTGATGAGCCCAGATCGCGTATCCAGGGACGGCAATCGAGTGAATGACGTGAGCGACATCAGTCGAGGTCTCAAGATGCTCGCCCGCGAGCTGAACGTTCCAGTGATTGCACTCTCGCAGCTTTCGCGATCATCAGAGTATCGAGAGTCAGGCGAGCCTCGCCTATCTGATCTACGTGACAGCGGTGCCATCGAGCAAGATGCCGACGTCGTGTTGATGTTGTGGAAGAAAGGCGACGTCGCGTTTGACGACATCGACGAGACCGTATATGCTAAGATTGCCAAGCACAGGAATGGGCCGACCGGTTTGGCTGAGCTACAGTTCCATCGACCCACTGCAAAGTTTAGTGAGGTGAAGTAATGGGAATGAAGATTGAGATCGACAACTGCGAACATGGGCTATGCAGCTGCATGGCGGAAAGAATCCAGGCAAAGATTATGCCAGAGGCACACGCAATTGGTTTTGCCGAAGGCTGCCTCAGCATCCTTGAAGAGCTACATCTAATCGCTGACGGCGTTGCCACCCTTGCCAAAGCCGGCAAGGACCACAAGCCCATGGTTACAACGTTAGTCAGAAGGCTCGGTGAGTCGGCCAGAGCTGAATATGAGTCAGTTATTGGATCCGAGAAATCGGATTTTAGCCACGTAAATTAGCAGGTGGCTGTCCTACCCCAGGGGCCTGTTTTTCGGGCTTCCTGGGGCTCTGGGGGCCGGAATACGGAGGTTTTATGAGTAAGGTGCAGACGCCGGAATGGGCCGATGGGGCCATTTTATACGACGGATTTGATGATTGCCTGGTCGGGTTTGGGACGCAGTTCAACCGGCCAGTGGCGATATACGATTACAACAAGTGCCTCGCCAAATTGGATTTGCAGTTCCGCGCAGAATGCGATAAGGCGAGTGCATGCGACTGCGACCATGACCTTGAGGCGCAGGAGTGGATGGACTTCAACGTCACCGGCGGATGGGTTGGCGAGCACACGCCAATATTTTTGATGGGCGGCGAGGGCCCGTAGCTCAACGGTTAGAGCACTGAGCTTATATCTCAGTGGTTCCTGGTTCGAATCCAGGCGGGCCCACCATCCTCGCCAGGCACAGGCGTGCCTCGCCCACGTGATAGTAAGCAAACTTTAATCTGGGGCAAAAAAATAGCCGACGCCGCGCGAGCGGCGCCGGCTATTCTTTACTTTCTCCGTGTTGCTGCACCAAGAATCATTGC